ACAGCCTCCATCACTTTGTTGTAACTGTCGATACAGGCGTTGAGTTGGTTGATGGCTTTGTCTCCGTCTGCGATGATTTGAGCAATAAGTCTGAGAACCTCTGTGTCAGATTCGCTTCCCGCTTTTGCGCTATCTCCGCTGGCAGGGGTGGGACTTGAACTGGTTTGTACGCAACTTGTGGACGGGAGGCGCACCCTACCAGCACGAATAGCACGATCAAGACTAGACTGTTTTTCAGTAATGGCATTATTGGCCTCCTGTAACTTGGTTGAGTTTTCATTAAGTTGTTTAGTGAGTTCTTGCTCTTTTACACGGGCTTCCTCGTTCTTGACAGCAATCTCTGCTTGCATCTCAATATCACGATCATCCCATCCCTTATGGTGTCCATAGAAATACACGCTCACAGCCACCAAGATAGCACCCAAAATCATCCAAGGATTAGGAATCATTGATCAGCCCTCGCTAATGCCCTCTCATTGGCTATTTTCTCCTTCTCAGGGTCAATATAGTCAGGTGGAGTAGTAGGTGGTGGTGGTGCTCTCCATTCCTCGTCTAAAGGAGGATTAACCCATGCTGGCAATGCACCTGAAGGCGATGTCCAAGTAGAAGTGGCAGGAGGCGCAGGGGGTGGGGTAGGGGTGCTAGGAGGGGGTGGTGGTGGTGCAGTAGCAGATAGTTTCTCAGAGACAGTCTGCACACCCTTACGGCTCATTACGCCACCTATGCCGCCAACGATTAACAAAACAATGTCGTTTAGCATCTTGGCAAACGCTTGGTCAATCGGAGCCATGCTCTTGATAGGCTGAACCACAAAGGCTAGGCTATACAGCATGAAGATAACGATACCAGCAAGGATGATTGTTACGATTAGGACTACGCAAGCCCAAACTCGTATTTCAATTTCCTCTTGGCTCAGAAGCCGATTGATTTGGAATTTGTGGGGGTTGGACAACTTGTTTCTCCAATATAGGTGCTACGAGGTAATCAGGACAATCTTGGGTGAATTGGCAGTCTGGGCGTTGGCAACGCTTGGCAGAGAAGTGCTTTGGGTCTTGGCAATAATACCGATAGCGGTCATCGCATCCCACTAGCAATAACAGCAACAAGACATACTTCATTTGGTTTCTTTCAGTTCTTGTTTCAATTTACGCAATTCTTTTATCTCACGCTTGAGTTGTGCTTTCATGTAAAGAGTCTCCACATAAGCCATTGAGGTTGCGCCAACAACAACACAGAGCATCACTCCAATTAAAACCCACCAGATAAGTTTTGCAGTTGCCACATCAGCCACCCAAAGATCAATGAAATAAACCCAACAGCAACCAATCCACTTATCATCTCAATCTGGCGAATCTCCATTTGTTCTTGTCTCCAACGCTCTATCCTTGCTCTACGAATCATCTCCGATCTCGCCCACTCTTGCTCTTGCTCAATTTTTGCATACATCTTCAAGAATCTGCTATACAAGTCCTTCAACTCAGGGGGCGCATACACCATCGCCTCCCTAACTTGCTCCATAAGTTTCTCAAGTTGCAACTCAATTAGAGTCCTCTCAATCGCTTTCTTGCTACTATTTTGGTCAGGATCATAGACATTCTTTGATTCTTCCTCTAGCGACCGATAGTAATTGTTGATTTGCTGTTGTGTATCGAATAAAAGACCAAGTTTCTCACCAATGTCCTTAATGAGTAAGAGTTCCATCTCCTCATAAGACTGTTGCTTCTTAGCGGCAACCTTCGCTTTCGCCAGAGGCTTGGGGGCTTCTTCTGTTGATTTGGACTTGGGTTTTGGGTTAAGTAGGCCAATGAGCCACTGCCAAATGCCCTTGATTGCCTTGACATCTGCAAGGACACCTTCAACTGTCTTCTTAGCACCTTCAAGTTCCATTCGCCCCTCATGGAGCATTGCACAGCCTTGCTTAATAAAGCCAACTGCACCTTGTGCCAACATGAGGAGAGAAAAAGGATCAATGGGTTACTCCTGTGGCTGTGGGTTAGCCAAGGTAGTTCCTAGCAAGCCTGAATAGCCAAAGTTAGGTTGCTGTGATGGAGTAGCACCAGATGCTATCTGTTTAACTGCCAAATTTGCCGCTCTTCTACGCATTACACTTTGTAGAGTGTCAGCCGTTAGACCTGCTCCAGCCATTCCTAATGCGGTAGGAAGACTTTGTGTGCCAACCGCACCCATTATTCCTCCAGTAACAAGTTTTGCTCTAAGTGGGCTAAATTGTCCAACAAACGACAATACTGGATCAAGTGAGCCGCCTTTTGCAACAGACTTAATCACATTTTGCTCAGACTCAGAAAACAAGTTCATTTTGTTTTTGCTTGCCGCAATATTGATAAACCCTCTGCGAATCAACTCACTCTCAGAAGCCTTTGGATCAGCAAGTTTGGCATTAACAACATCAAGTGCGTCTTGAAGAACCTCGGCACGACCTTGGTTACGCCAGTCTTTTCTTGCAGACATTACGCTTTTAACCGCCTCATCAAGTTTTCCAGTACTTGCAAATACATCGCTACCATTTAATTTGGTGATGTACTCGTCCACAGAGCCAATCATTACATTGCCAAGCCGTCTAGTATTTGGGTCAGTATCGCTACGCAAGTTGTTAGCCATTTTGCGTAATTCCTCTAATTTAGGAAAAGACACAAACCTATTGCCAACAATATCTCGCATTTTTGATAATGTATTGGCTACCTTTGGATCATTTTGAGGAATATATTGATTTGAATTGAGATTTGCTTCAATGTCATCAACCATTCCAAGAACACTTTTTGGCTTGATATAAACACCAGCCTGTTCCATAGCGTTATATGAACGTGTAGCATTTTGACGAACCTCGTCCATTGTGTAGAGTCTTGGTGCTTTACCACCTGTTGCCATGCCAGCAATATCTGCTGTTTTTGCACCTACTTTTGCACCAACACCCATAGCGGCAATCGTAGCCGCAAAGTCGCTTCCTGCTTCTCCAAGAACGCCAACAGTTGCTTCTTTAGTTGCTTCAGCCACAGGTTGAGCCACTAAACCAGCCATACCAGATGCAGGTATTTGTTGTGCAAGATTAGCCGCCAATGCAGGGACTTTAGGAGCAAGTGCCGCTACTGTGCCTGTACCCATCATTGCTTGCGTACCAGTTTGAACTGCTCTTTCAAGCATACCTTGAGGCTCTGGCAAACCAGCCTTGGTTAACATTTGACTTTGGGCTTGAGCAACAGAAGGCAATCTACTTTCAGAACCAACTATATTTGCACCAAGGTTGTACGCACTACGCAAACCCTCTAAAGTAACTGTTGCAGGCGCAGTTAAACCTTCATAAGCCGCACGACCAAACAGACCCGCTTGACGACCCAATTCCTGCATCATAGAAGGCTGTTGTGTAGGCTGTGCAACAGGCATAGATGGCTTAATAGATGATGCAATTTCATCTATTTCGTCTTCAGACAATGGAGTTTCAGTTACAACTGTCTTACCTTCAATAAGATATTTAGGCATTATTTACTCCGTTATTGCATGATTTGGTACTTAGTACCTTTTTTAGTTTGACCACTTACAGATTCTTCTGCTTTTAACTCAGGATTCAAACCAGAGAACCTACTTTTTTGTGGAGCAACATCAGATGGCGCAAGTCCAGGCACTTCAGGCTTCTTAGGTTGCGTTGCTTTAACACGCTCTTCTGCCCTTACAGTTTTACTTTCAAGTTGTTTCAATAACCTTGTATATGTTTTATCAACTTTATCAAGATCATCCGCAAATGATTTAGATTGTGGGTCAAGTTTGGCAATAGTGCTTTGCAAAGCCTCAAACTCATTACGAGTAACTTGTCCAAGACCAGATGCACCAGTTTTACTAGCCTCTTTCAAAGCAGTAAGTTGAGACAAGGACAAGTTGGCTTTTATGCTATCTAAATTGTTTTGAAGCGTTTTTGCTTCTGTTAATGGCAATACAGATAAGAAACTTCCATATCCTGTTGTGTAGCCACTAATCAACTTTTTAGTTTCACCAATAACATCCTTAATGTCTTTCGTTCGGCTAGTCAATTCGTTTAAGGCTTCTGCTTGAGAAACCTTTGCTTCTTGAGATTCAGGAGTTTGAATGGTAGTAACACCACCAGCAGTTCCTGTTGTCTCAGCAAGTTTCAAGTATTTAGCAACATTCGGGGCGGCTAAACCAATGTTTAACGGATCAATTGTGGTTAGTTCGCCTGTTGTGTTATCACGGAATATTTTTGGCTTTAGTTCTTGAGCAACTTGATATCTCAAAGCACTTTCTTGCGTTGCACTTAGTGGTCTACCTTCTTTTAAAGCAACATCTGCTTCTGAAATCAACTTGCGATTACGCTCAGAGGATGTAGTTGCCATCTGATATTCATTGGCTTTCTTAGCCTGTGCTTCACGCAAACCAATAGTTGCTTGAGATTCAGCACGTTTTTGAGCAACCTCTGCTAAACCATAAGCACCTTGCATATCACCAATTTGGGCAAGTCTTGCAGATGCGGCTTGTAGGGCTTCTGGATTATTTAAATCAATACCTTGAATCACAGCATTTCGTGCGCTTATGAGTTTTAACTGTGGGTCTTCAGCACCCAAAGCACCACCAATGCCACGACCTAGTTGTGCGGCAGAAGCATAAAGACCTTGGGGTGTACCAAATGATTGACCTTCTCTTAATGATTGCTCATATTGCTGTCTCTCATATGATTGAGGAGTAATTCCAAACAATCCACCTACGATATCTGTTGCCATGATTACTCCTTAAAAGTTTGCGTAGCCAAGCGGCACATAGTTACCATAGGGGTCTATTGTTGGTGACATCATCCCTTGACTTGTTATTCCACCTGTTGTTGGTGCGGTAGAGCCAAAGTATGACCCTAAACCTTGTGCCAACAATGATGTTGGACTACTTAATCCACCAAGAACTGTTGCATATGGGTTAGTAGTATTAGCCGCAGACAAGCCTATGGCATTGCCATAAACATTGCCTTGTATACCTAGTTGACCTGCCCTTGCACCAGCCGCAGATGATTGTTGGGCAAGTCCTTGGCTTAGAGTAAATGGTTGTTGTGCCATAGTCTCTAACTTACCAGCCTCACCAAACAAACCTGTACCAAAGGTAACTTGTTGTTGACCCGCTTGTTGTGCTTGTGCCGCCAACTGAGCATCTTGTTGTGCTAAAGCGTTGTAATAGGCTTCTAATTCAGGATTAGCACCCATCAAACCTTGTGCGCCACTTGGACGCAAACCAGTTGAACCTACTGACAAACCACCACGACCTGTTTGGAATTGTTGGTTTCTAATGCCAGCCAACTGTCTTTGACGGCTAGGATCAAGCAAGTCATATTGCTTAGATATATATTGTTGAGCAACCTCTTCAGGAGACTGCGCTAAATAACTAGCACCAAGTCCCAATAAACGATTTTGGGCAGAAGTGATCTCAGGTGCGGCTGTATACCCTGCACTTGTTAATTGACCAGTAGTTGGGTCAATTTGGAACTGAGATGTGCCAAAACGAGTAGTTGTTCCAACGGGTCTAAACTGTGAACCAGCAACCGCTTGTTGTGTCGCTTGACCTATTCTTGCTTGTGCTTGCTGTGCCGCTTCTCTATCCGCTTGCAACTGCATTAAGTTAGCGGCAGTTCCCAAACCGCCTTGAACAATGCCCTTTTGACTTAGGAAGTTCATTGCGCTTTGAGCCGCACTACCACCAGCCGATAATGCTCGTCTAAGATATGCTTGTGTAGCCGCATCTAAAGTAGAAGGTGTCCCAAGGTCACTTGTATAAGTTTGGGGAATTAGGGCATCAATTTGTTCTTGGGTATAAGGCGCACTACCTGTATCGTAGAAACCCTCGCCACCAGTTATGTCCTGTGCAGGGATTGTGGTTGGCGAAAATAATCCACTTGTTGTGTCAAAAGCGTCACCGCCACCATAATATGTGTAATCATCAACTGCCATGTTATTTGCTCCCGTTGTTCCTTGTCCTGAAGTTCCACCAGAACTTAATAAAGTAGATGGTGTTACTTGGCTTATTGCACCACTTGTTAATCCACCCGTTAATGCTTGCTCTGGCGTTGCGCCACTCAATAATCCACCAGTAGTTCCACTAGCCACATTGCCCGCTAAAGTAGAGCCTGTTTCTGCGCCTACTGCACCACCAACCTGACCAGCGGCTTGGCTAATAGCATAGTTTTTAGCAACATCTTCAAGACTTGCACCTTTATCTAATGCAACTGCCGCTTGAGCCGCTGATACATAAGGAGTCGCTTGTCCTGCTGTTGCAACATTTATAACAGTTGCCCAACCGCCTGGGATTTCTTGATTTACTGTGTCATCAACATCAGCCAAAGTCTCTGATGCACTTTCAACAATATTGCCTGGTGCTTCTATGATCTCGTTAATAATTCCACCACCACCACCTTGGGGCTGAATTCTTCTGTCTCCCACATGGCGAAACGCACGAATGGGGAGGTCTGGTATACCTAATAAAGCAAGACTATTTCTCATATATTTGCCTTCCAGTTGTACTGTGGCAAGTCAGATGCTTGTACATCCAAACCAAGACGTTTCATCAGTTCAACAATTCCTTTGTTATCTGCTTTCCCGTAGACAGTCTTAATGCCTAACGCCTTGCCTCTCCTGACAAAGCCAATAACAGCCCTAGCCAATGTCGTAGGATTGTCTTCAGTAAACAAATGAATTTCTGCTGATGTTGGGTTAATCTTACGCACCAAAAGAACAGAGTCATTCTCTTGCATCAAAATACCAGACTTGTTTTTGACAGACTGATTTACAGCAAGTAACGCCCTATTAGGGTCAATTTTGCGTTTGACCGCATCTGCTTTTATGATTTCTGATGCTTTCATTACATTGATCCATTCGCAATAATGTTGCCAATCACAGTCAAGTTACCAGAGGCATCAATCTTTGCCACAGGCGTTGCTATATTGTAGATATACAAGACATTAGATGCTTCAACAAACGAGAAGTTCGTAAATGTTCCATCTGCCTTTGAAGCAATAGCAGTTTGGATATTAGTAAACTCTGTGTCGATTTCAGTACCTTTGACAACCTTGGAAGCATTGCCTGACGCAAGCGCATCTTTAGCCGCAAAGTTGGTGGTTTTCGTGTAATTTGCCATGTTTATTCCTTACCCAAGTTTTCCGTTTTTAGCCTGAATCTCAATCTTTTGGATACTGATAGCCGAGCCATTGATTTCAATCTCATAAGCCGTTTGCACAACCTTGCCAAATCCAGACGCTTGACCAATCAAAGTTCCAATCTGTATGCCTGTTGAATAGTATGCTACTGGACTACCATTTGCACCATATTCAGCAATTCCATACTCTGCAATTGTTGAAATAGGAATTTGCGCCTGCGTTGCATAATATTGACCTGAAAAGTCATAAGACCATTTGATTGTCAATATTTGGTTAGTTCCACCAATAACAACAACCGAAATCTTCTTTAGGATTGATGTAATGTTCTGATCACCAAGGTCAGCATAGTTTGTGTAATACTGAAAACGATAGGTAGAAGCATGGTCAAGATATGTCCCATACTTACCAACATACCCATTCTTACCAATCAGTAAATCACCATTTCTGCGAGACAAAAGAG